ACGTGCTGCAGCGCCAACAAACCGGCGCCGCCTTCAAGCTCTACACCGACCGCGTCTTCAGCGGCGGCAGCTTGAGCGAGACCCTCAGCCGCTCGATCTCCTTCGACGCCGTGCTGACCTCGGCCAGTCTCAACATCAACCCCGACGACGCCCAATCGGTGACCGTCAACTTCCGCCCCGCCGGCACCCCCACCTTCGACTTCGCCCAGTCCTGATACAACACCTGGAACACTCAACGGCCCCGGGAAACCGGGGCTTTTTCATGTCTATTGCGCTACAGTAAAAACATCCAACAGTCGCTTTTATGCCTGTTCCAGTCCGCGCAATCGACCGCCTTCGCAAGGCCGCCAACCTGGAGCCCGTCAAAAAGTCCGTCGAACTCAGCGACGGCAGCACCTTCGAGATGTGGGTCACCCCACTGACCATGGCCGAGCGCGAACGCGCCCAAAAGCAGGCCAAGTCCGACGACGCCACCGCCTTCGCCCTCCAGCTTTTGATCACCAAAGCTCTCGATAACTCAGGCACCAAGCTCTTCAGTCCGGGCGAGATCGACGTCCTCAAAAACGAGGTCAAGGACAAGGACCTCCAGGCTCTGATGCTGGCCATCATCACCGACGACGCCGAGCCCATCGACCCAAAGAACTAAGTACCGAACTCCGCAAGGACAACTGGCTCATGCTCCAGTTCGGAGTCGCCAAAGAGCTAGGCATGTCCCTCAGCGCAGTCCGGGCCACCATGACCGCCGAAGAACTGATCGGCTGGAGCGCCTACTTCCAGATCCTCAACGAGGACCAGCAAAAAGAGCTGGAAAAGGCCAAAAGCCGCCGCTAACCCCGGCGGCTTTTTCATCTGTAGACTGGCTATACGCTCCGACGGACGTACGTGGCCGAGTACGACGCCAAAATTGTAGTAAGCGCCGATACTCGTCGGGCCGACACAAGCCTCGACAAACTTCAGGCCAAACTCGACCAGCTGGCAAAGACAGCCAGCGGCGTTGGCACTGGCTCGATCCAGGGTGGTATCCGTGCAGCTACACAAGGCATCCAGAATTTTGGTCAGGAAGCAAAAAATGTCCTGTCCAGAGGTCTATTTACTGGCGCAATCTTAGGTGTCGGACAACTCAGCGCCTCAATATCTACAGCCACAGCAAGCTTAGGACCCTTAACAGGAGCTGTTCGAGCTGCTGGTTCAGCGTTTAACAGCTCGCTTGGCGGTGTTCCGGCCGTTGTCGGCGACATCCTTTCTCAAATCGGCCACATTCCCAATGCAATGGGATTGGCCACTGTCGCTGCAATGGCTTTCGCGCCGCAGCTACTCAAGGCCAGCTCCGCAGCCGTGGGCCTCGGCAGCGCAATCGACAAAGCGATTGGCGCCCAAACAGTAACAAATATCGCGGGTATCGTAACCGGCTTAAACAAAGTTGAAGAGACGATCAAACGCACCGCAGCTCCCATGGAGTTGTTGCGTGCCGAACTGTCCCAAGCAAAACAAGAACTCGACAAATATGTATCTTTCACGCAGGAATCTGTTGTAGCAGCGAATCAGCTGTTAGCCGTCGAAAAAATGCTGACGGCAGAAAAAAGAGCGCAGAATGCTTTGCTTGGAGCGGTTGATCCTAACGCCGCCCGCCGCCTACAACTGCAGCAACGAATCGCCCGGATCCGCCGCGGCGAAGAAGGTGGTTCGGCCGCTTTCCGCGAATCCATCGCCCGCCAAGCGCAAATACGCGAAGCCGGTTCCCGCTCCCTCTACATGCGGGCCGAAGGTCGCGTCGCCCTTAGCGAGCAATCCACCGCAGCTGCCGAAACCGCCCGTCAAATCGAAAAACTAAACGACCGGCAACGCGACTTCATCGCTCGCACAGACGAAGCAGCCCAGGCCGCCAACCGTCAAACCGCAGCGTTCCTGCGTCAACAGCGCATAGCCAAACAGGTCGCCGCCCTCAACCTTGCGGCACCAGCAGCCCAACTGATGCTGCCGGCCGCAGCCCCCGGCTCCCCCGCTATGTCCGGTGGCGCCCGCCGCCGCATAACTGGCCAGGTCGAACGCCTCGGTGGCCGGCCTGGCCGTGGTCGGACTCTCGACGAAGCCCAGGCCACGTTGCGCCTTGCTCAGGCCAACACCCAACTGGCGCAAAGCACAAAGAAAGTAGACGCCGAATTCAACCGTTTCCTCCCAGACACCAACCTCCTCAACGCAACCGCCCGAGGCATCCAACGCATCCAAACAAACCAAGAAGCCTTTAACGAGTCGCTTGCTCGGGGAACTCGCTTCCAACAACGATACAACCAAGAACAAGAACGTCTACGCCGACTAGGCATTGGCGTCCCATCTATGAATATGCCCGGTGCTACGGGACGCACCGCGGGACCCTTCCCTGTAGAAGGGCCCATTCCTCTATCTCAATTCGGCAGACGCCCACAAGCCGCAGCCCCAGGTAGACGAGGTACCAATCGCCTCGGCGGTGTCGTCAGCAACGCCGTAATCGGTGGCGCCTTCCCGCTACTGTTCGGTCAAGGCGGTGGAGCCGCAACCGGCGGCGCACTCGGCGGCGCACTTGGTGGTCTCCTCGGCGGCACCGGCGGCTTCGCTGGTTCTCTCCTTGGAACGCTCCTTGGCGGTATCGCTGAACAAGGCGGAAAAATCAAAGAACTCGCCGCCGACATCGGCCTCAGCGCAGACCAGACAACTCGTCTCCAGCAAGCCTTCAAACTCGCAGGTCAAGACGCCGACAAGTTCACCGAAGCTGTCCAAAACATCCGCGGCGTGGGTCTCGCCATCGAAGACCAAGCCAAGGCCATCGACCTCGTCAGCGTCCTGACTGAAAAATATGGCGGCAACATAACCAAAGTCACAAACGCTCTGACTGGAGCACTGGAAAGCGGAAAAGTAACCCAAGCCACCCTCAACCAACTCAGCAGCCAAGGCATCGACATCCAAGGCGCTCTAGCTGAAAGGTACAACACAAACCGCGACGCCATCTTGAAGATGGCAAAAGACGGTACCATTTCAGTACAGGATCTAATTGACACACTCGTCGTTCTCGGTAATAAAGGAGTTAAGTCGGCTGAAACAACTCAAAGCGCATTTACCGAAGGTTTTGCTCGCATCCAGCAAGCAACTGAACGTTTACAACAAGTCCTTGTTTCGTCATTCGACGAAACAGGCAAATCTATCCAGTTTTCCTTGGGCGCAGCCATCCAAGCAGTAACTCGATATGTCGAAGAGTTTATCCTTGGTCTAGCTGAACTAAGTCGAGTTGCTGGAGCAGCTCTAGATCCAATCATTAGCGGTTACGTCCGTATCCAATCCGCTATTTACAACGCCGTAACAGCTGTACCAGCACTACGTGATGCGATTGTGGCTTTTGCCGCATCCGCCTTCGGCCCGTTAAGCGGAGTCGTAGCGCTGATAGACAAGATTCGTGGAGCAGGAGCAAACAGAAAAAATAAGCTCCAGGGGCCTCCTGTGCCCGCTCGACTTCAAGTTCCTGTACTTCGTTCCTTTGCTGCACCCGCACAAGCTCTTCCCAGCGGAGCAGGTGGCGCTGGCGCAAAAGCCAAGAAAGACAAGACAGCCGAAGAACTCCAGCGCTCCCTGGAACAAGGCAGAGCCTTAGCTCAAGAATTTGCACGGCAAGTAAAACTACTGAACACGACCACAGACATCGAACGTAAGCGTCTTCAAATTCAATTTGACTTTGAGGACAGGCAGAAACAAATTTCAGAACTTAAAAACGCTGAACAGCGCACGTCTTTGACAACTCAAAACCAAGAAATCCGGCGCTTGGAGCTGATTGATCTCCAGACCGAAGCGCTGAAGAAACAGACAGACGAAGCTGAAAAATTATTTGATATAATAATTCAAGGTTACAACTTCGGTATCAGCCGCGAAGGCGGCACCGGAGCCGGTATTTTTGGTAAATTGTCGGAATTAAAGCAAAATTTAGATCCTGTAAAAGTCCAAGTAGATAGTATTGCAACAGGAGCAACTGTAATTGGCGATGCTTTTAGTCTTGCGTTCGGTGAAATTATTAGTGGCGCAAAATCTACAGAGCAAGCACTGGCAGACACGTTCCAGCAAATCGGAGATGCCTTCATAAATATGGCTGTAAATATCATCGCTCAGCAGATGACGATGATTATTCTTGGCAGCATATTGAAGGCCTTAGGCCTAGGCTTCAATCTTTCTGGTACTAATGCACTTTCCACTGGTTCGAGTCCGCTTGGGGGAAT